GTCCCTCAATCAGATTAAAGATGCAATAAGTTCTATCTCTTTAAGATTGTTGGTAAATTTTGTTGAGAATACACTAGGAATGCTGGGATTCAAATTCCCCACAATCACTATAAGGATATAGATATGGATATTAAATTTGACCAACAAGAATATGATATAGTGCTTTTTGAGGATGGTGATGGAAACCTTGACCTCAAACTTACCGAGGATGATGCTGAGGACTTGATGCAAAGACTCGTTCTCAGGTTCAAAACATATCCTAGGGACTTGTTCTGGAACGTAAACTATGGTATAGATTACCTGAACAGCGTTTTTGGTAAAAATAGACCTAAAACAACAGTAGATATTATTGTAAAGAATGAGATATTAAAAGAGCCTATGGTAGAAAAACTGGAATCTTTCGAATCAGATATTATCAACTACTCATATTCCTGTAAGTTCAGTGTAAAGCTTAGGTATGAAGAGGTGGTCTCCAATTTCTACCTCTTAACTGATGAGAATGGATTAATTTTAACTAATGAGAGTGGCGAGAGTTTCATCTCTGCCATATAGAAACTTTAAAGGAGTCTTTATGCCTAATGTTTTTGATGAACGAGGTGTAGTAACACAAGGAATTGATGAGTTCCGAAGAGATATGTCAGAAGCAGCAAAAGTCGCCTTCTCAGACAAGTTAGACGGCAGAGAATTGAGGGTTGATGACTCTAGTGTTCTTGGTAGGCTTTTTGCGATTGTATCTAAACCTCTTGCACAGAACGCTGAAATACTGCCTCTGATTCTACAGTCATTAGACTTGAATAGTGCAGAAGGTCAACAGCTAGACAACCTACTTTGGAATATTCATAGAATAAAGCGTAAGTCCGAATCCCCAGCTACGGGTATGGTTATACTTTATGGAGACTTGGGTGTAGAAGTATCCCAAGGCAGCTCTGTAAGCAACACTATGACGGGTGATGCCTATACTACTGATAATGATGTTACATTCTCAACCAGAGGATGTAGTGGTGTTGATATAAAAATTAACTCTGTTGGTGGTGCTTACCAATTGAATTACACAATTGACGGGTACTTATCTGAGTCCCCTGCTATTGTTGTTGAACTAAACACAACAGACAAAACAATTAGGGATGTGGCAGATAGATTTGTTGACGCTATTAACAATCAGTCAAGTTACTTATACGCCACTAGGAATAACGATAACACTGTTAAGGTTAGTATTCTAGATGAAACCCGAATTGGGAGTTTTAGGATTGACGGTCTAGCGACTCTCACAAGGGCTTACATGCCTGTTTACGTTACATCAAGTACCTATACATCTCAAGAGAGTTTAGCTGGTCAAGTATCTTCTATTAGAACCTCTACATTAGGTTGGAGGGGTGTATACAACCCATTCTACATTTTCCCTTCTACAAGTATAGAATCTGATGAGGAGTACAGGTACAGAGGTAAGCTTCTTCAATCAGGAAGCTCTGGAAAGTACACTTCTATTATCATGGCTCTAAAATCGGTTAAGGGTGTGGTCTACGAGAACGTCCAACAGAATACTTCTGCTAACCCAACAAACAGCGGTATAATCAACAATGGTGTTGCTGTTACAGTAATGGGTGGCAATGAGGACGAAATCGCATTAGCAATATTTAACTCCGTATCTGAAGGTATCGCTACTTCAGGGGAGATACTGAAATTAGTAAAGGATATAAACGGTTTCGAGCATGAGATTAGATTCTCAAGACCAAAGATTATCCCACTAGAGATGTCGCTATCTCTTATCACTTATCCTAACTTCCCTGTAAATGGAAATGCCAAGATTAGACAGGCTATCGTTGAGTGGTTTAATAGCCTAAACGTTGGTGAAGATATACACTATTCAAGATTGTATGAGCCTATCAACTCTATTCAAGGTTTTGCAGTCAAGAATCTGAAGTTTGGCTACAAGGGCGGAACTCTAAGTATAGAAGATGTCATAATCCGTCATGATGAGATTGCAACTTTAGACGCTAGTGATATTATTATTGGAGGCTCTAGAGGTAATAAAAATATAGTTGATGAGCCTATGGCTACCTAAGAAGGATTATTATGAACAAACCTGTTGTGGTAAATTACCACGAAGAATATCACGAAACCAAACCATCTCTGTTCCGAGAAAGTGAGAATATCGATAGGGTTTTACAAGCTATCTTTGACGTATGCGACTATCAACAGGAGGATTTCCTATGGTTAAGTCAAAACCTTTTGAATCTAGATGAAGCCCAAGGGTTTCACCTAGATTTGATAGGTGGTATTGTTGGTCAACCAAGGTTTCTAAGCGACTTTAATACTGAACCTTACTTTGGATATGAGGGTAGCTATCAGAGCAAGTCTTTTGGCTCTCCTACAGACCCCAGCGTTGGTGGCTACTGGAACTCTAGAAGCTACTTTAACACCTCCACAGCTCGACAACTAACGGATAGTGAGTACAGAAGGCTTATCAAGGCTAGAGCTATATATAACCAATCAAATTGCACAGCCAATGATTTGTTAGAGGTTGTGAACCTAGTCACGGATAGTGAAAATAATACTATTCAAATTCTAAGACATGGTTTAATACAAATAACAACTGACGACACGACTGGAATATTATCCTACTTTGTAGATAGACTCTACCTTGAAGATAATCTATTACCTGTTGCAGCTGGAGTTAGAGTTGGATTGGAAGAGGTATTTGGAGTCGAGATACCAGAGGGTGAAGGTGGTACTGTAGAAGACTTTGACTATGCTGTAATTAGGTACAGATGGCTTCCTTCAGGCGGTCAAGACCTAGACACCAGAACATCGTTGACAAATCCAAACAGGAACAACGCTATGGTAGGATGGGATAGATTAAGTACTGATAATGGATACTTGGTATGGAATGGAGATAATACTGCTAACGGTGTTGAAACTGTCCTGCTAGACGTTAAGAAGATTCTTTTAGACTTCCCACAGCAAGTCACCATAGAAGCTGATATGAGGGCTTTCTGGTACAGTACTCGTCTGGATGGAAACTTAGACATTGAGTTTGCTACCTATAAAGGTGGAACAATGCAAAAATCTGGTTATGACTTTATTAATACTGGTGGAAATCTAATACAAAATCTAAAAGTTAGCACTAATACTACAGACACCAACACAGGTGGTAATGGGGAGAGACTCGCCAAATTGACGTACAACATATTCAGCAAAACAGGTAGTTTAACTAAGATTTAATACGGAATGAGAATATGAGAGTAACATCGTTTTTAAAAGTCCAATTAGAGGACTATGAGCCAGTAGTTTTATCACTATATGAAGAGGACTTCTCCCTTGCTCTGAGGCAGTACCCAGAGTTGGGTTTGGACGACTTCATTCTTATGTCTCATCTAGGGTTCATTTTCCCCGTAATTGGTTCTATAGGGTCTTTACTACCACAACCTGTAACGAGCCGTATGAACCTAAAAACAGTGGCACTGGTAGGAACTCTATTTGACAAGTACAGTGTGCCAGAGTTGAAGTCAGACACGGCAACATTGGGTTGCTTTACGGACTACTTCCTAAGGTACTTCATTGCACATTCATTGGCTATGGATTATCCCCACTTAGAAAATGCAATAATGAACAGCTCTAAAGAGGAGCTGGAGGTGATAATAAATGATGTAACTGATGAGAGATTTTACGTTATTGACAAGCCCGTGTCTATAAAGATTCTTAGGTGTGACCCAGAAGATATGGATATCATATCAAACGTTCCTGTTCTTGCTAGGTCTGTCCCTATTGAGCTACAAAACCCTGATGCGTTTGATATTGCAAGAGCTAGATTAGTAAATGAGAATGAAGTTCTAAATGGCAAGGGTTACTCACCAGCAGAATATATAGCCCAAGGTGATTATATACAAATGTGGTCTGATACTGCATTATCTCCTAATCCTGATTTTGGCGACCCTGATGTATCTGTATCTTGTACACCAACATCTATCGAGTTTCTTCCTAGGGTAGTTGCTACTCCAGAAAAACCTAAAGTCACCTTAAGGGTTTCAATCACAGTAGATGGCAGAAATATTTTCTTCAACCCCGATACTAGAGGGGAATATACTGATTTATCGTTCAACTTGACTGATTGGAACTCTGAAGATAACACACCTCAAGGTATTGTGGATGAGATATTCCTCTATAGCGGTATAGACTTGATGAGGCAGAGGAATGCTGATAGTTGGTTCACTTACAGCCCTTATAGCACTGATAGCCCAAATAATGTGCCTGTCACAATACATGGTAGGGAGAGTGGAATGCCAAGCTCTCAGTGGGAAATATATAGGGATGTTGATTGTGTTATGACATTCATGCTCATTGATAACCTACAGCCGAATCAGATTGATTTTACTAAAGAGCAGTGGGGAGAAGAAGTGAATATCTACAGTTGCTCTGAATATATAAGCATGGCGACCTAAACACAGGAGATACAATATGATGGACTGCCTTTGTGTAGTTAGGGTAAATATAAATGCTATAGGTCAAAGAGATACTAATCTAAACTCTTGCGGTTTTTGTGGTGGCACAGGAGTATTACCTACAGAAACAAGAAGGAGGGTTAGTTATATTATGATGAACCCTTCGGAATCCTTCGATAAACCAAGCTACCTAAACTTAAAGATACCAAGAATTTTAGCCCAAACATAAATAGAAAATACCCCCTTTCTTTGGACTGCCTAAAACAATATAAAATATTAGAAGAGTTGCTATGAATACATTCGCTTTAATGCAAGTCCAAGTAGATGGTAGTCCTGATGAGATTGTATCAATTTCAGGATTTGACTTCTCTTGGATTTTGGAAGACCCTCAAGATGAAAATATAGAAGACCTTATAGTACTAACCTTGTTTAGGAACTACTTTGCCTCCACATCTATAAATTACTCAAGCCTACCATTTACAGACATGAATCCTGACTCTACTCAGATGATATTCGGAGTTATGGAGGATTATAGCACTATGAATGGGCATACGCAAGATAGTGCCAGCTTAGTGTGCTTTAACGAAAGAATCCTTAAAGATTTATTAAGTGGAGACCTTCAGCTAGGGGAAGAGGCTAGAGGTCTACCTCTTGAAGAGTTCCTTGAGCTTGCTAGACCTCACCTACCTCCGTCCCTAGAGGTTATCCAGAATCCTATAACATTAAGGATTGTTAGAGCAACTCTACCTCCTCCAGATATTTTACTTCCTCCACCTGCTCGACTTATGCCCACAGCCTTAATGGACTCTTCTCCTTCAAACTATATTGATGTGTTTGATATTTTAAAAGAGAAGCTTTCTAACAGGGAGGCTATTTTAGAAGGTAGCCATACTGTTGCAAGATACAATCCAATTGAGGATTATATAGAATTTGTCGCTGAATGTGGTCTTTACTTTGGGATGGAAGAGACAGGAGACTTCCAAATAGAAGTCTACAGTGATGATTCAAGTAATAGTAATGCTAATTTCTCGATAGAGCTATCTGGAATTAAAGAGTGGTTCAACATAAATCTAGGAAATCAGAAATTCTTCGATATGTTTACACCTAATTTAGATGATGGAGACTACTACTTTAATTTGGAGCAAGAGGAATCGGGAGATTATAGGGCTTACCTATCAATTAGGAATCTTTCAGACAGAATGCTAGGTATTAATATTGATACTGATGCTGATAGGGTACTTATCGAATCCGAATGGACTCCTGATGAAGAGGACTCTGGCAGGGGGGTTATTGTTAATGAAATACCTTACGGTATCTCGAATATGCGGTTTAAAACTTGGAACACTTTCTTAGCAATACCAAACTACCTTCCAGACACAATAACATCTCTAGAGAGAACCTTTGAGAGTTGTAAGAACTTCGACTCTGACATATCCAATTGGGATACTTCTAGGGTGACAAGTCTCAGCCATACATTTGATGGTTGTAAGAGCTTTATGCAAGATATATCTAGTTGGGATGTGAGTAATGTTACTAATATGGAATATGCGTTTAACGGGGCATACAACTTCAATTCAGACTTGTCAAGTTGGGATGTAGGAAAGGTTGAAAGCTTTGAGTACGCATTTAATGCAACACCCTACTTCAATCCTGACTTGTCACAATGGGATACATCTTCTGCTAGGAATATGTTCAGGATGTTCTCTTCTTCTCCAAGATTCTCTAGTATTGTTGAAGACTGGGATGTGAGTAATGTAGAGAACATGGACTACATGTTCCAATCTACTTCAGGAGAAACCACCTCTTTACCACCGCAAGATTTATCAAGATGGTGTGTAACGAAAGTTCCGTTTTATCCTTCAGGATTTATCGACTATGACTGGGCAGGAACACTACCTATCTGGGGCACTTGTCCTAGCGAATTAGGGGAGATTACAGAGGATGATAGGTTTGGTTTTAATATCACCAGTGCGAGTAGCCATGAGTCCCCAGACCCAATACGTATAGAGATGAGGGGTGCAGGACTAGATTTTACGGTCTACAGAAACTCTGAATTAATTTTAAGCAATGAACTGTTAACCCATCCAGATATGAATGTAATTCAAAATGTTGAAGCTACAACTTTCGAAGTCATAAATATTAGGGAGGGTACTGACAAGTATGCCATATACACCCGTGTGAAAGACTTGGCTTTCAAGCATAGAGATAGTCAGGACACTGCGCCTATATTATCTTTTGATATAACCCATATTCCACAATCGGGAAGGTTGGAGAAGTTAGCTTTTGAGATGATGACTCATGAGTTGCACATGACAGCGTATCTACCTAGTAGTATATCTGATGCAACTGGAATGTTCAACCGTTGTAAGAGGTTTAACTCTGACCTCAGCCATTGGGATACCTCAAACCTTACAAATACTAACATGATGTTTAATGAGTGTGATATATTCAACGGTGATATCCGAGGTTGGGATATGAGTAACGTTACATATACGGGCAGTATGTTCAGTTCAAGCCCATACTTTAATCAAGACATCTCTTCTTGGGATGTGAGTAACGTAGATAACATGGAATTTATGTTTGCTTACTCTACTTCATTCAATCAAGATTTAAGTGGTTGGTGCGTTTCAAAAATCCCAGAAGAGCCAGACTACTTTGCAACGTATGCAGTAGCATGGACTCTACCTAAACCTCAATGGGGCACTTGCCCTAGTGGTGATTTGCCCAACCTAGCTACCGTGAGGATTATTAATAAAGAAGAAAACTTTAATAACCCTTATATGTATTTCTCAGTTGAAGTTAACGGTGTTTTATACAATGCCGAAAAGCTGGATTTGGGCAATTATAACAATGTACCAGAAGAGCTAAACGATTTAATTTCTTTTTATTCAGATTCAGGTGGCGTAATGTATGTAGGGGCAAACGTTGATAATACAGAGCTTAAAGTTAGGTTGTCACCGTCAGAAGACCAAAAAGTATATTCAAAAGACTTTTACACAAGCCCGTATGACGATGACCAAACTCCGCAAGGCGAGGTACTACCAAATGGTGATTTTGTTTTCAGACTGTATAGAGAATCATCGGATTGGTAATGCTTATATCTTATTGCACCACTTGTCACGGCAGGTTATGGCAGCTAAAACAAACGCTAGGACATAACCTAGCGTACACCATATCTGGCAAGGCTGAGCTTTGCATATTGCTTTATAACGATGCAGACGCTTACGAGTATTTGCATAGTTATTATGCCGATTATATTGCTGATGGAC